ATTAACTAAATTTCTTCAAAATCAAGTTAATGAATCATATCACCATTTAAATTCTGGTGCACTATTTATGAAGGATGCCAAGAATTTTGATAAGGAAGTAAATACATCATGGACTAAAGAACAAGGTGGAATGAAATGTATCCAATGTAAGTGCATTCATCCAAAGTGGACAAAATGCAATGATTGTGGTGTACATCATTGTTCTAAAATGTTGTGCAAGTGTACAAAGAAGCACTGTAATGGAAAGTGTGGATTGTATCATAAGAAGCCAAAGGAAGTAAGGATCAAACATGATTTATTGAAACCTAAGGTTGCTGATAGGGTTAAAGAAGCATTACATGGTGTAGATCCAATAGCAAAGGCTAGTAGTTTGCGTAAAGGTGGTCGTATATTTTTAGACGTATTTGATGATCAGCAATTAAAGATTGATTCATTTGCTACGAATTTCACATTATTAAGAGGAGGGATGACAACAGTTGGTCATTTTGGTGAGAAAAGAAAAATGGGAAGTGATCGATATTCATTTTGTTTCCATGATACACCAACGATTTACACATTTACACCTGTGTGGAAAGTGATAGCTAAAGATATTAAGTGGACATCAGTTCCCATTGCTGACGCAATGAAAGGTAGGCCGAGTTTTCAAATAGGTAAACCAGAAGTTCACCAAATAGTGAGCATGAATTGTTATGACTTCACAAGGGGTATCCAAGTACAACCAGCTGGAATGGTGAAGCGTGTAATAGATGGTGAAGTAGTACATAGTATACCAACAGATGAGGGATATTGCGGAGCAGCAACATTTGATGAACATGGACAATTGCTATGTATACATACTGGTTATGATAATGAGGGGCAAATCGGAACATTGATTACTCCTGAGATTGCAGATCGTTGCAGTCCAAAATCAATATCAAAAAACTAATTGGCCCACCAGCTGCAAGCAGGCAGCTGACAATGCATTACTCTCCGATACTGAGTAATGTAATTATTAGTGGGATTCCAGTATCGAACCTCAAAGTGCGCACAGCACTGAATAAAGGGAATTTTACATTTCATGGATGCATGAACCGTAGAGTGACTTATAAACAGCGCAGTGTGCACAATACCAGTTTTGGTGATTTTTTGAAAAACACCAATCGTGTAATAGATTTTAAATATAAATATGCGGATGCTAATGTAGAGGCAGAACTACCATCCGTGGCCAAGTATGATAAAGCACCACCAGTCCTTGATGAACTGACATGGCGTAAGAGCAGTGATTTTATGTATAAACATTTCAACTGTATGCGTGGTTCATCATTATTATCATATGAAATTGTTTGGGCAGAAATGAATAAACAATCAAGTCCGGGTACTCCGTGGACTAATGTAGCAGTTTCTAAAGAAGATTTTCTGAAGAAATATCCAACCTTTAAAGATTGGGTATTATCTGTTTACGAACGAATGGGCAAGGAGGAAGCGTATCCTGATTATGACTTTATTTGGACTAGTAGTGTTAAAGCAGAAATGCGTTTGCTAGAAAAAATAATGAAGAACAGTCTACGTACTTTCCTGGCTGCACCAATGGAATTAACTATTATTGGAAATATGTTGTGTTTAGATGCAAATAATAGATTTTACCAAGCTGGAGCGGTTGGGGAAATTTGGTCGTGTGTTGGTATGAGTAAATACAATCGCGGTTTTAACATGGTGGGGCAACGTTTAGCGCGCCACCCGAATGCATTTGCATTGGATTGTAGTCAATATGATTCCTCTGTGTT